CAGTTTCGACACATTGCGCATAAATTGGTAATATGGTCTTGCTCTTCTTTTCTTTTGCTACCAAACTTTGACCTTGCAACTATGTGTGCTATATTTACCTCTTGTGAACAACACACTTCGCAAGTATTGAAGTCCGTTTTTTTATACCCCATTCCCTGCAAATAAATTTGTGTGTGTTTCCTCATAGCTTCCCCATTAAATTTTCCGTTGATTAATAATTAAAAATTTAACTATGAGAAATTAGTTTATTATAAATATAAGTTCGGTCTAAATTTATCTCGTCAAAGTTATACTTCTTTTGGCAGAACTCAAATAACTTCTGTCCGCTTTCCTTTCGCATATCCACGTCGCTTACTAAATCTCTTATATGTTTGTACCAATCCTTTTGGCTTTTAACGTAATGTACGGGCATATCTAAATATGGATTGACATAGCTAACAATGGCAGGGTTCTTTTTAGCAGCCGTTTCTAATACCTTTAGATTTGACTTCATAGCATTGAACTTGTTATCTACAAGTGGGATAACTGAAATGTCTGAGTCCGTATATGCTCCCATATATTCCGTAACCTTTGCATAGTTATAGATTGTAGGGTTTAGCTTTAAACCACAAGTGAAGGCATCAATCATTTTATCCCAGATAGGTTTCTCCGCATCGTTGTAACCTGCTATTACAGTTCTTATATTCATACCTTGTAACCTTTTAAAAGGCTGCCTAAGTATCTCTAAGTCCCTTTCGTGCGTTCCGCTACCTGACCAAAACAACCTGACCTTGTAATCTTCGGTCTTGTTATCCTGGAACTGCTCTTGTCCGTAGGGTAAAGCGTTTGGCAATATGTGTACATTTTTATTGTAAGGACTTATCTCTGCTGCTAACCTTTCGTGAGTGCAGGTGCATAGGTCTGCTATCTTTAAGTAATCGGTAATTAGTTTAGGTATGTTGTTAAGCTTATATCTTAAATACAATAAATGGCTTTCGTTTAGTTCCCAATGGTCGTCATTATCGACTACTAATTTAAAGCCGTACTTAGTGCGCCAAGTGTCCATTTGCTTTGCATCTATCTCGTTAAGCATTCTATTCATTAACACAATATCCCACCCTTGCTCAAGTAGTTCGTCATTTAATACATCGGTAATAAGTGCGTACTCCTTTTCTAAGTGTACTATCGGCATCATAATTCGGTGCAGTCCTACACCTGAGTTGGCAGAAGTTATACAAAGTATTCGCATCTTATTTTTTTAGTAGTTCTGTTATTGGTATTAGAAAACCTTTTGAAGTATTATTATCGCCACCATTTTTTATATACATATTATTCTTGTAATAATACCTTAGTTTTTCTTTTAATCTTATTACATCAAATATAATAGCAAAGTTTATCTCATTTATTTTATATACCCAATAATCAGCATCAGTAGTTGCTATACCAGATGGCTTACCTCTTGACTCAAATTCTATAAATATATTACCTGTACTATGTGCTTTAGTATCACATTTAACTTCTACTTTGCTACCATTAGAAAAAATATTTTTTACCCAATCTTCTGCAAGTTCTCCAAAATTTAAATCGTGTGTAAAGCTTGACGAATATTTCATTTTTGATTTTTTATTAAAATTCGCATCTTATATTCTTTTGGTTGTGGTATATGTCTTGGTATTTTTCCCATACACTTTGCGCCCGTCCTAAACTTTCGTCTTTCATTCGTCTGTAATCTGTTCCGTTGCCGACATCGTGTCCTATATGTTCCGACCTCATATCCGGAAGGTAGTAATTTGTAAAACCAGCAATAATAGCCCTTTCTGCATAATCTCTGTCTTGCATTCCGTAAGGGTCATACTCAGTATTGTAACCGCCAACTGCATCTATAAGTTCACGAGTGATAAAGTTATCGCCAAAAGGAACGTGCGTTTTATGAACTCCGTCTACTAATGGAGGTAACTCTTCTACACAATGTATTCCAATAATGCCTGTTTTTGACACACGTTGAGAAAACATAACCCATTTTGACAACCAATTCTCAGGAAGTAAAATGTCATTAGCTAATAAACAAACCGCATCATAGTTTTGTGTTATCCTAAGTCCTGCGTTTACCCCTGCTGCTATGCCACGTTTTTCTTTTGATAAGTCATAACCAGTAAAAGGGTAATTAAAAGTTTCGTGCGTGTCGCTGCCATTATCTATTAAAAAGCAGTCCGCGTTGTAACCGCTATTAAAAAAATTTTGCTTAATTACACGTTGTGTTAAATCGTGTCTGTTTTGTGCAAGTAATAAAATAGCTACTTTCATTATTTTATTTTTAAGTTTTGCCTTAAATAATTAAGCAAGATTATTGTAGTCATAGGTTTTGCTTTCTGGTTTATCAATAATTAAACTATATCCGTTTTCTTTCATTATTTCGTTTATTTTATTCCAACCTATTGTTAGCTTGTGTGTACCAACGTACCCATCCCAATCATTCCCTTCGTCTGTCAATGGGGACTCAAAATGAATGTATTTAACTCCTTTGCAATATGTAACTAATTGTTTAAAATGGTCATTACTTAAATGTTCAATAAAATGTGTTGCTACAATTAAATCAGCTTTTATTGTTCTTTTATCTATAAACCAATCAAATTTTGTAGGAATAATATAATTAACTTCTTTGCATTTAGTTGAACTAATTGCAGCTTCGCAAATTTCTATACCATACCAAGCTAATATATTAAAATCTTGCATAGCTTGTTTAGCTAAATCGCCTTTCCAAGTGCCAAATTCTAATACTACTGGTTTATTACATAGCAATAAAGCTTCCCTTACGTTATCATAGTTGTAATGATTTTGCTCTGGATAACGTGCTTCTAATTCATTATGATAAGCTATTTGCTCATCGATTGTCATTGTGTCGTAGCGTTCACGCCACTTGTCAAATTCATTCATAGTTTTATATTTGAGCCGATTTCCCTTGCCGGTACTCCTGCATATTTAGTATTTGCTTTTGCTTCTCCTTTTACAAAGGCACTTGCGCCAATCATACAATTTTCGCCAACGTGTGCAAACTGGTGTAGAACTGCGTTAAGTCCTATATTAGCACCTTGTTCTATAATTGTATGCCCACCTATTTTTGCTCCGCAACTTATTGTTACATTGTCTAAGATTGTGCAATCGTGTCCAATGTGTGCGTGTTTCATTATGAAACAATTATTTCCAATAAAGGTATCTATCTCAGTTCCTGCATCTATTGTTACAAGTCCTGTAATAACATTGTTGTCGCCTATGTATACTTTGCCTTTTTCTTTTTGCCAGAACTTCTTATGTTCGGCAGGGTCGCCAATAATACAATAAGCACCAATGTAGTTTCCGTCTCCGATAATTACGTTATCGCCAATGATAGCAGTGGGGTGTATAAAATTAGCCATTCTTTTTTTTATTTTTAGGTTGTAAATCGTACCATTCGTAAAGCCTTTTAATCATATCAAAAATACAATGGCTACACCATACTGTTAATATGAAATCTGGGTTCATATACTTGCGGTATATATGCTCGTACATTTTTAAGATATCTAAATCTATATTACGCACATAGCCATTCTGCACCATTTCGTAATTTGGTCTATGTAGGTCTAAAAAGTTTCGGTGTTCTATTTCCATAAGTTCCACATTAGTTTTGAAAGTAAAGGAGCTGCAACTCCAGGTATAAATACAAACGCAATTATGTCGGTACATATTGCAGGTAGCAAATATAAAACTAAGCCTGTCCAAGCTGCTAAACAACTTGTACAACTAAAAGGCTTAAAATCTAATTTCCATTTTCTATGAAATTGGTGTATCTCTACAAAAAATATTGCAAAGCATATCGCTGCTATAATTATCATTTGCGTAATTGTTTTTTAAGTTCTCGTTTAGTTAATTTAAGTTCCCTATGAATTGACATATAAGGTATGCCTGTAACCCTGCTTAGTTCTTTTGCGTTGCAGTTATGCTTGATAGCGTACACTCTTAAAAGTTCTGCTTTGTACCAATGCATCTTTGATAGCTCGTCTTCTACTTTGTTAAGCAAGTCCTCATCTCTATCGTGTGCTATTAACTCTACTTCTAATGGCTTTCTATAAGTCCTATAAAATTGGCTAGTATTACTCTGCATCATATTTATCATAGTGCGAACTAAGTAGAACTTTAACACGTTTCTTTTTCGCATATCAATTATGCGTTCCTCATCCATTTCGCATAGCACCTTAAATAGTTCACTTCTTAAATCTTCTCGCAAATCTTCCGGCTGCATCTTGTCTATTGCATCCTTTAATTCTCGGCTTTCCCAAAGTTCTAATATGATGCTATTCTTGTTCATATTGTTTTAAGATTAGTTTGCCGTTCTCTTCGGTTGCTATGTAGCAAAAA